GCGAGTTAGAACTTCAACAGTCTTACGGCTATCGAGTTGACAGACAAAAATATAAAGATCTATATATTAATAAACCAAAAAACCAAAATAAAATGTATATAAACGCAACAGAGCAGACAAGCACATTCCCAGTACCAGTATCTAAATTAAAAGGAAGATTAATGGATATGATGGGTAAAACATGGGATACGATGCATGGTGAATTTGAAATCAACATGGATACGATTGCTTGGATAATGGATAATGTTAAGACATCCATGTACACCACAGAAAGATCTTACATATATAACAAAGCATTTGCTAAGTATTTTCAAATTAAAACTCACGCTGAAGAAGCTGAAAGATTTCCATTTGGTAAAGACGCTTATCAAGCTTATTTAGATACTTTAACCACTAGATATAATGGTAATGGTAATTGGAGATATGACAATAATGAAATCGAAAGGTTTCAAAAGATAAGAGACTGGGCAGGTGAAAGAGGTCTTTATACTAAAGGCGATACTAAAACACAGTTTTGTAAGTTGATGGAAGAAGCAGGTGAACTAGGTAGAGCAGTACTAAAAGATGATAAAGAAGAGTTCGTAGATGCTATTGGCGATATGGTAGTTGTATTAACTAATATGGCTCATCTTGGTGGTACAACAATTGAAAAGTGTATAGACACTGCATACAAGGTTATTTCTAAAAGAACTGGTAAAATGGTTAACGGAACATTTGTTAAAGATGAAAAGTAAGACTATAATATTCAGAGACCCTGTTGTAGAAAGAGTTTGCGATAAGTTCGTTAAACGTTCTGATGTTGGCTATGCTAAGTATGGCAGAACATTACACGATGAAAGAACTGGTAAGCACAAAAGCTTAGCTGGTTATTTAAATGATGTGCAAGAAGAATTAATGGATGCTATTTTATATATTCAAGCTGCTAAAGAAGAAATATCTGATAATGTAGCTGACAAAGCTATAGCTGAAGCTAATAAGGCTAGTTTTAGACCTCCACATCCAAGCCACGCTTCATCTGCTCAATTAGACTGGGACGATCATGTCGCGCCGGTTTAAACGAAAGAAAGGTCCGGTAAGATCTAAAAAAGTTAAACATGATGGCATACAATTTGCGTCAGGTTTAGAAAAACATATGTACATAGCTTTGAAAAAAGCTAAGATAAAAGCACAATATGAGGGACAAACTTACGAGCTTGTCCCTTCTTTTAACTTCGATCAAGAAGCTTATGAAAGACAAAGTAATGGTAAAGGTGAGTTCCGTAATCGAGGTAATAAGAAAATACTTAATATTAAGTATACGCCAGATTTTGTGGGAGATAGCTTTATCATTGAATGTAAAGGACGTGCTAATGAATCTTTTCCCATACGCTGGAAGTTATTTAAAGCTTACGTACATAAAAACTTACCGAACATTACGTTATACAAACCTCAAAATCAAAAGGAATGCGAAGAAACCGTGAACTTAATTCTTGGGAAAAGAAAGACCTAGCTAGAAGAAAATATGCTGAGCGTAAACTACAAAAGTTTATAGACTGGAGTATAGAAGCTAAGGGCTGTTTAAAATATAAAGACCTAATTAAATATAGTAAAGAATATGGCCAAACTGACACTATCACCGTATCGAGAGAGAACCCGTAAGAAAAGACCAGGTGTTCATGCTAAAAGCAAAACATCAAATTCTAAAGATAGTAGAAACTATAAGAAAAAATATAAAGGACAAGGGAAATGAAAGAAAGTACTTTGCTAGAAATGCAAAACAAAATTAAAGCTATGACAAATGTGTTACAGCAATTAATAAATGAACAAATGCACTTAAGAGAATTAAGTGTAGGTACATTAGAAGCTTTAAAGCTTATGCCAGGTTATGATAAAGCTATTGAAGATCTAAAACAAGAAGTTATAAACAAAAAAGAAGACAAAGATGGAGTTAAGCAACAAGATACTAAGTGATATAACAGTATACATGAAGTATGCTAAATTTGTACCTGAGTTAAATCGTAGAGAAACTTGGGAAGAATTAGTTACTAGAAACAAAAACATGCATATTAAAAAGTATCCTGCATTGACCGATCAAATAGAAGAAGCTTATAAATTAGTATATGAAAAGAAAATTTTACCTAGCATGCGTTCGCTACAGTTCGGAGGTAAACCGATTGAGATCTCGCCTAATAGAGTCTATAATTGTGCTTATCTACCTATTGATAGCATTGAGTGTTTTCATGAAATAATGTTTTTATTACTTGGTGGGACTGGAGTAGGTTACTCTGTACAAAACCACCATGTGTCTAAACTACCTATAGTTAATAAACCTTATGTTAAAAGAACTAGAAGGTTTTTAATCGGTGACAGTATTGAAGGTTGGGCTGATGCAATTAAAGTTCTTATGAAGTCTTATATGGGCGATAAGAGATCATCTAGCGTACAGTTTGATTTTTCTGATATTAGACCAAAGGGAGCTCAATTAGTTACCTCTGGTGGCAAAGCGCCAGGGCCACAACCATTAAAAGAGTGCATACTAAAAATTAAAGGTATACTAGATGGTAAAGAAGATGGTACACCACTTTCTACTTTAGAAGCTCATGATATTGTTTGCCATATTGCAGATGCTGTTTTAGCAGGTGGTATACGTAGAGCAGCACTTATTAGTTTGTTTTCTGCTGAAGATAACGAAATGATTGGAGCTAAAGCTGGTAACTGGTGGGAGACAGATCCACAAAGAGGTAGAGCTAACAATTCAGCTGTTCTTATGAGACATAAAGTAACTAAAGACTTTTTTATGGACTTATGGAAACGTGTTGAGCTATCAGGATCAGGTGAGCCTGGTATATACCTTAATAACGACAAAGACTGGGGAACAAACCCATGTTGTGAAATAGCTTTACGACCATATCAGTTTTGTAATCTATGTGAAGTAAATGCTAGTGATATTGAATCACAAGATGATTTTAATGAGAGAGTTAGACAAGCAAGCTTCATAGGTACATTACAAGCTGGTTACACTGACTTTCATTATTTAAGAGATGTATGGAGAGATACGACAGAGAAGGACGCCCTTATAGGTGTATCAATGACAGGGATCGCGAGTGCCGCTGTGCTGCCGTTGGATATGAAGGCCGCTGCAAATATAGTAAAAAGAGAGAATACAAAGACAGCTAAGGCTATTGGTATTAATCCAGCTGCAAGATGTACAACCGTGAAGCCTGCTGGGACAACATCTCTGGCATTAGGAACTTCATCTGGTATTCATGCATGGCATAATGATTATTATACGCGTAGAATCAGAGTTGGTAAAAACGAATCAATGTATAAGTATTTATCAGAAAACCATCCTGAGTTAATTGAAGATGAGTTTTTCAGACCTCATGATACTGCTGTGATTAGTATACCACAAAAAGCACCTAAAGATTCTATATTAAGACATGAATCACCATTTGATTTACTTGAAAGAATAAAGAAGGTTGCAACTGAATGGGTTAAGCCAGGCCATAGAAAAGGATCTAACACTCACAATGTTTCAGCTACTGTTAGTTTAAAGCAAAACGAGTGGGATCAGGCTGGTGAGTGGATGTGGAAAAACAGAGATCATTACAATGGTTTATCTGTACTTCCTTACGACGGCGGAACTTATACTCAAGCGCCATTTGAAGATATAAGCAAAGTACAATACGATATGGCTATGAAACATTTAAAAGATGTTGACTTAAGTAAGATCGTAGAAACAGAAGATGAAACAGATCTTGCTGGAGAAATTGCTTGCGGAGCAGATGGATGTGAAATAAAATGATAGCATCAGCTGTGTACGGATTTGTTGCTGCAATACTGGTTCTTGCAATAACATTTATGGTAATAATGCTAACTAGTCGGTTTGCAAAAGCCGGCTATGGCATTATGTACGGAAGTTTATTTATTAAAATGGTAACTTTATCTGCTTTTACTTTAGCAGTTAAACCTCATTTAGGCGATGCTATAATATATGCAGCTATTGTTTTAATAAGTATAATGTTTTCTAATGTTTATCTTATAATAAAAATAAAACAATGAGAAAATTAGCAATAATAGGTGGCATAAGCCTAGCTAGCTTTGCAGCTGGCAATATGATTATGCATAAACAAAAAATCAATTTAAATCCTAATACTTTAGCTATAGCTAGTGGAGGTTTTATATTTGCTTTTGGTATTACTTATAGATTCTAAAATTAAAATTATGTGTGAAAACTGTCCGGGCGGATTTTGCCCATGGTGCTAAATATAAAAAGGGGAGGTCATTACGACTTCCCCTTTTTTGGTTACAGGAACTTTGGGTATGGTGCCCAGTTTTTTATTGTTCCTAATTAAAATCTACTACAGCACCAGCGCTTTCTAGCTGCTCTGCCTCTTTCTCCATCCCAACTTTTAGATCTACTACAAAATGCTTTTTGTCTTTTGTAAGCTTTAGTACCTACTTTGACATCACACTTAGTAACTGCAGTCTTTAGTTTACTTTTAGGATTTTTCTTTCTATATTCTTTAACTCCTTTAGCAGTCATTCCAGCTCCTTCTTCAGTTGTCCTAAAATTCCTACCTTTACCTTTTGTAGTTTTTCTTATTGCCATAACTTATTTTTTATTTTCTATTTGCTCATCAGTTAAAGGTACATCAGCATCATCTGACGGTCTAAGCTTTATTACTCCATTATCACAATAAAACTCTCTTCTTTCTTTAGAAGCTTCTTCTTTACCACCTTCTTTTTTAGCATATCCAGCTTCCCATTTTTTCCAAGCTTTTTTGCATTCATTTTTACCTCTTGATCTCATATTATTTCTTTTTTATTGGTACACAATTGTTTACCATTCTATTACCTTTTTTTTTCATACCTTTTTTGACATAGCCATCCCAGCAAGGTTTTTTCTTTTTTCTTTTAGTAGCCATTACTTTTTCTTTTTACGAGTTCTACTTGAAGCTCCGCAAGGTGCGCCGGTTGCTACGTTAATCCAGTTTTCTTTTTCAAACCAATCACGAAGTGTAGCTCCTTTTTTACGAGCACCTTTAACATTTGATTTACTAGATCTTTTATATTTACCTTTACTAGCAGCTGAACGTTTAGCTCTTACAACTTTATCACGCTCTGCTTTGCTCATAGATTTAACCTTACTAGCCGGTAAACACACTTTGGTAGTTCCACCACCTTTAGTTTTCTTAGCCATTACTTTTTTCTTTTTCTATTACCTTTACCCATCTTGCTTGGTCCACCAGCTTTAGTACATCGTACACCCCAGCCACTAGCATAAGCACTTGGCCATACTTTAAATTTCTTTTTAGCAGCGGCTTTACAAGGTCCTGATATTTTACCTTTAGCTGGACTAGTCATTTTACCTGGGTGTCCTTTGCCACCATCAGCTTTATCAGCATGAACAGCCATTCTTTGCGCATCACTTACGTATCCCATAATTTATAATTTTCTACCTTTTTTATCAACTTTAACTTCCTTTACTATAACTCTAGTATTAGGTTTTTTGTTTTGTAATTCCTCTAACTGTCTATTAAGCTCTTCTAATTTACCATCAGCTTCAGTTCCATCTTTAATCATACTAGCAGTTATACTAATTTCTTCCTTTAATATATCTTGAGTTTGCTCTAGCATTTCTACTTGATCTTTCAACTGCATAATCATTTTCTCGTTCCACTCTTCTTTTAGTTCATATTCTAAACGAGTAACTTCTACTGGAGGCAATGTTTTTGCTAACCTTATATCTTCTTGTAGCGTATAGTACATACCAACTAAAGTTGTAGTTAGCATTATTATGCCAATAACTGTTTTTAAATCTATTTTAAACTCTGTGCTTTCTGATATTTTCATTTGTTCATTAATTGTATAAGTTTTGCTACTCTATCTTTTTCGTATTTTAAAGACTTTATCTGTTTCTTTGACAAGCCTAGACTATCTAGTTTTCTTACTTGTTCTGCTTGATTTAATTTCTTATATTTAATTCTTTGTTTTTCTATTTTCTCTTCTTCAAGCTGCTTAGGTGTCATTAGATTCTTAGGCGTATATTGTCTAGTGCCTTTGTTTTTCATCTTTTTTCTATAAGCAGCTTTAGCTTCTTTTTGTGATGTAACATACTCTTGTCTTTCTTCAGTAGAATTTAATTGGTAATCTCTCCAACCTAATAAAAGCGAAACTCTTTTCCATGTCTGTTGTTCATCTTCTATAGCACTTCTAACGTTTTCTGATTTAGAAATTAATCTATCAAGTGGCACGTTTGTTAAGCCTGATATTACATACGCAGCTGACTTATAAGCAGGATCATCTATACCCCAATTAGCTTCATCATGTTTATATCCTTCGTACTTCCAGGTTAAGCCAGCTTGTCTTAATTTACTTAACTTAATATCTATCGGTGGTGAAAAGTTTAACATTTCATTTGCAGCATCTTCATAGTTAGGACCAGGAAATTGGCCTTCTTTAGCAGATTCTTTATAGACTTTTCTACCAACTGATATTAAAGTAGAAGCAGCAACACCTATCATTCCTGTTCCATTTAAAAAAGTGTTTAACATACCATTAGCAATATTATAGTATCTTTCTTTTTCGCTTTCTTCTTCATCATCATTAAATGCTAAAGCAAATAAAGCTTGTTGTAAAGCACTAAATATAGCACTTTGAACGGCAAAATAATATGTAACTCTTGAAGCATTACTCATGTCACTTTGAAACTGAGTCATACCTGGTCTTTTTCTTCTATTTACAAGATCTAAAAAAGCTTTTTTACCAAGCCTGTTCATTTGCATAGGTGTGTTTTGAAAAGCTAATATCAACCTACCTAAAACACTTGCCTGTTGTTGAGATACTCTATCAGGTCTACTAGACTGTTGAGACTCTTCTGCTATTTCTCTAAACTCTAAAAATGCTTGTTTCTTAGCATCAGCTTCACTCATACCTTCTTTCATTAACGCATCTATTCTATTTCTATAAAATGTAGCGCCACCAGATGCTATAGCAAAACTATCAGCAAATTGTGTAGGTAAATAACCTTTTTGAAGTATATAAGCAACAGCAGCTTTAGCTTTGTTCTTACTAGTAGCTGCAGCATCAGCTATCTCAGATTCACTAACATTTAATTTTAGTCCATTACGTCTTTCAACCAAAAACTCAGAGTTCATTAATTCCATAAAATCAGACCAATATTGTTTTTGATTAGCAAACGCTTTAGCGGCTCTAAATACGTTGTTGCTACCAAAATCTATAAAGTTAATAGCTGATATAGTTTGAAGTAATGCTGACCTCATGTTAAAGAACATTACTGTACCAACAGAGTTGTTTATATAATCTAATAACGCATTTTCTAACCTACCCATTTTGTTAGACCTGTTTCTACCAGACTCCATTCTGCTTAACATATTTTCCATGGCTTCTCTCCATTTTGAACCGAAAGCAGCTTCCATTTTATTTAAGTTCTTAGGTGAAAATATTAAATCAACATTTTCTTTCCATTGTTGTAGATATTTACTACGCTTACCAGTTCTTAAACCATCTAATAAATCAGTTGATATTGTACCAGCTAACCAATCTTTATTTGGAGCAGAGTAACCATCTCCTTTGTTTATATCTATTAAGTTTTGAGCAAACACATCTATAGCAGGATTTTTCTTAGCATAGCTTAGTATTTGTTTTAAATCAGTTTTAGAAATACCAGGCACATCAAAACCTTGCTTGTTCCACGCTAGTACTCTAGCTACATCTTGAAGAGTGTATTCTCCAAAAGCTTTTTTGTTTAAGTTTTTAGGTATTAATCCTTCTTTAACTAATTGATCTTTAAGCGCTTTAAAATCGTTAATCATTCTGTTTTGATCACGAGATAAGTTTTCCATTGCTCTACCATAAGGATCAATTAAATGCTCTTTAAAAAAGTCCATCTGCATGTTACCTATCTCACCTTTGCCTATCATTTTATATAATAAACCTACAAAGTCTTCAGCTGATGGTGGTATAAATATTTCAAACCTACCTTTTTTTCTACCTTTTAATCTAGCTTTAACATCAGAGTATTCAGATTTAGATTTAATTCCTGTCTTATGTTCTATAATATCATTAACTGTTTTATCAACTGTTTTACTAAATTTAACTTTAGCTTGTTGTACTTTAGATTTAACATCTAAAACAGACATAGCTTTTTTAACCGCATCAACATTTTGCATAGCATCGTCTGCAAAGTAAAAGTCATTATAACCCTCAGCAGCTTTACCTACTAACCATTGTGCTTTAGCTTCACCAGTTGAATTACCTAAACCTATAATATTTTCTTTTTTGAATTTTAATCCTTCAGATTTTAAAAACTCATATATTGCTTGCTGTGACTCAGGAGCTCTTGCCGTTAACACAAATAAATCTTCGTTACCTCTGGCATCTTTAATTTTCTTTGCAACATTAAACAAAGGTCCTTTTTCACCTTCTCTTACAATGTTAAAATCAGAAAAATCCATAACGGCTCCTTGATCTACTAAAGATTTACCTTGTTGTGCAAATTCTTCAGCACTTAAAACTCCTCTTTCGTCTTTGTATAAGTTAGACTTAACATCGTCTACAAACTCTTTAGGAAGAGATTTTCCATACTCTATAGTTTCTGTATCTATTTCTAAAAAGTTATCACCTAAATCATTTTTATATTTATCAATGTTATTATTAACAGATTCTTGAGTTTTTTCTACTATAAAATCAGGTAATGATCTTTCTTTTCTAGCTCTGTTTCTTTCAAGCGCTACTTCATTAGATGTTTTAGCATGCACCATAAATACTTCATAGCCTTGCTCTTTAAGTTTATTAACTTTTTTCATTGTAGCATTATAGCTAGCACCTGTGCCATCTATAACCATACCATTTCCAGCTTTAGTATATTTATCCATTTTAGCTTCAGCAGCTTTTCTACCTGCAGCACCTATCTTAGCTCTTTTGCTTCTTTGCTCTTTAGTATACTCTTTTTCTGATTCTGGCAACCCAGCTTTTGCTTTTTCAGTTTCTATAAATATATCTTGATTAACAACTTTAAAACCATCACGGCCTAATTGTAAGCCTTTACCTATATTTGATTTACCAGATCCAGGTCCACCTATCATAAATATAGCTTTACGTTCAGGTGTAGGTTTACCAGTTTCATTAGGTTTATTATAAAATACTAAGCTTTTACTTTTAGCTAATGTATCGTCAAAATCAAATACTCTAATCTTTTTAATAGGTGCTTTAGGATTTCTAGCCACGTTCAAAGCGTCATCTAATACTCCAGCTTGCTCTATAGTCTCAGCATTTGTCAACTCAGTAGAAGTGTCAACAACTCCACTATCGTTAAGCATTTTCTTATTATCTTTTGTTACTGAAAATTTTGATTTAGCAATAGGTATTCCAGCTTCTAAATAACCTTTAGCAGTAGCAGCGTCCATTTGTCCTGATAGTTGTAAGAATATTAACTCTGCTTGTAACTCTATAACCTCTGGTATGTTTCTCAAATCTTCAGCTACTTCAACGTTATAACGTGTAGCATCACTAATGCCTTCTCTAATTATATTGTTAGGGTTTAAATGAAATACTTCATTATACTTTCTTATATCAGGGCTTGGAACATTGCTAAAGTCTCCAGTTATCATAGCTTCATCTAAAGCTTTTTTAAGTATAGGGTGTTCTTGTGACTTTGCCTCCCACGTGGAGCCATCCGGCATAGTATATGTACCATCAATTAAACTTTCAGAGCTTGTACCTTCTTTGTTTTTTTCAGCTATAGTTTCTTGATAATAATTTTCCGCTTGCCATTTGTTAAAAGCTTCAAACACTTTTGGGTTTTTAGCTGTTATTGCCTGCAAGACTCTAGTGCTCCACGGTCCAGCTTGGTATATGTGTTCTTCTCTACCTTTTTCAACACCGTTTTCTACACCTATTAATTGAGCTAAATTTCTATAATTAGCGTCGTTAGCATTTTGGTTATAGTTTAAAAACTGAATACCTGGCAACATGTTATTATCAGCGTCGTACATTTTTTTAAAAAGAGAAAGATAAGCCATAGAACCTTTTTTGTGTTGTTCTCTGGTTTTTAAATTTCTTTGTAAATCTTTAGTTTTTTGTTTTCTTAAAGATACTTCTATGTTGTTAGCTTTATCATTTGGTAAATTTTTAAAATCTGTATTTTTTTGAAGTTTTTTAACTGCATCAACAGTTTCTAAATTACCTTCTTGTATAGCTTTTAAAGTTCCAAGTATTGATTTTTTAGTTTTAATAGCTGAAGTTATAAATAATTGAGCTCTCTTAATAGCTCCACCTTTTATTTTTCCATCAGGCTTATAAGAAAACGCCTCGTTTCCAGAAGGTGATAAGTTGCTAGTGTTTATAAACTTAGAAGAAACATCTCCAAACTCTTTAAAAAGTTTAGGAAAAAAATTAGTCATTAAATATTTTATACTGCTAGCTCTTCCTTCTCCTCTTCTTTCTAAGGGTCTATAACCTGCTTCTTCAACTATTTGGTCTTGTCTAGCTAAAACTCCTTTTTCTTCTTTTCTTTTTGGTTTAGTTTCTTTTATTTTTCTATTAAATCTTTTTGCTTCTTTTTTAGAAATGTTTTCTATAGCTGATCTTTCGCTTATTATAGCTTGTTTGTCGCCTTCATTTAGTTTGTTATAAAAATTATCAAAAGCTTCAATAGGTGTAACACCTTTAGAATCTTCCATATGTTTTTGTAATCTTTCTACAACAGGCTTTTTAGTTATACTAAATTTACTATCAGGTTTTCTATCTATCTCTTTAGCTACTTGCTCTAAATAGTTTTCAACTTGTTTTAAACCTTGCGACTCGTAAATATCTTTTATTCTAGCTTGTATATCTGGATCTGATATAGTCTCCATTGTAGCATCAAAAGCTAATTCTTGAGCTATAGCAGAAGCTAAAGCATCTTTTCTAGTTCCTTTAGTCGATGCACCTACTTTATCACCTAAGAAATAATCTACCCATTGCTCTTTAGTTATTTTCTTTTTAGTAAACAAAGGATTATTATCAGGTCTAGCTTGTCTACCTGTAGCTGGATCTATTAAAGGCTCTATAAACGGCTCAAATCTTTTATTAAATGTAGACTGTGAAATATAATCATACAACATCTCCCAACGTGGCATTGTTTTTGTATTACCATCAGCATCTTTAAAAGTTATATCACCTTCAATAAATTCTTTATACTTAGCTCTAGTTCCTATATCGTTTTTAATATCTTTAAATAATAAAGTATTAAAATCTTTTTTAAGTGCTTCTTTAAAATTCTTATTAGATACTTCAGGTAGCTTAGCTCCAAATACTTTCTTAACAGATTCAACAACCTTGTTATATATAGTACCACCTTTTTCAATACCTAATCTAGTTCTAAGATTATCAATACCTTTTTTCTTAGCTTTTAACGATCTATCAACTGCAGCTTCTATGTCTCCAGCTGTATCACCTTCAATAGTTTCAGCAACTGTTCTACCTTCTTCACCTAGCTTTTGATCTGTAGATATTTTTGTACCTGGTGTTTTTTCTTTTTCTCTTTTAGCTTTTTTAGCAACATCACCTACTTTTCTACTTATATAAGAATTAACCCATCCAAATAAGCTGTCTTGCATTTGTGGATCAAAGTTAAGCATATGTTGTCCTATCTTATCTCTAGCATCACTTATAAACTCTTCTCTAGCTTGACCGAATATATCTTTACCAGAAGCCATTTTAGCTATTATAAGGCCATCTAAATCACCATTCATAAGTGCATTATAAGCTTTACTAAAAGCTCTATTTTTATCAGCTCTCCACTCTGCCTTAGTCATTGTATACTTACCATCTTTATTTCTTTGACCTGGAGCATTATTTAAAGTATCTTCAACTTTATTTTGCTCAGCTTTAGTCATGGATCTTTTAGCTGGTTTAGTTTCTTTTTCTACACCTTTCTTTTTACGAGCTATTTTAGCTGTACCTTCAGCAATTGATTTAGTTAAACCACTCAGTTCTCCAGTTTCAAAAGACTTGTTATAACTAGTTAGCATGTCAAATACATCTTTACCAGTTTTTATTTGACCAGACCCATCATTAAACTTTTGAAATCTACCAAACATTTTATTATGCAAAGTTCTATCAGCTTCTAAATTATTTTGTCTCATAAAATCACTTAGCCTAGCTAGCTTTTCTTCAGCTACTAAAGTAGGATTAGTTAAGTTACCTTGTGAATCATACTCACCATAAAGCTGTTTTGTTTCTAAAAATACTTCATAAGCCTTACTATAGTTCTTTTTGACATAGTTTTCAAGATCTTGAACTAGTCCAACAGCATCAGGGTTATTCTCTATAAACTCTTTAAACAAGGTGTGGTGACCAACTTCATGTGATTGAACAGTAGCATTACTTCTATTCAAAGCAAAGGTCATTGGAACATCTATTTTTTTAGTAGTTTTAGTTCCGTCAGGTAAAGTAGTTTCAACAGTCAAGTTATCACCAAACGCAAAGCCGTTAACAGTAGAGTCACCTCTTGAAGCTTTCTTAGCATCTTCAAAAGTCATTTTCATTTGCTCTTTAACTTGGTTTTTTTCTTCTGCGGTTAAATCTTTTCTAGTATCTACGTAATCTAAACCTGCTTGTAACGCTTCTTTATTGTTGTTGCCAACAATCATCTCAACCTCTCCTAATAAATTATTTTTAGCTCTATAAGCATTTGAAAACTTTCTAGCTCTAGTTTTATCTGCGTTCCACTCTGCATTACCTACTACAGAATTTTTAAAAGCTTCTAATTGAACTAGCTTTGTTTCTTGTTCATTTATTAATTTAGCAGCTGTTTTAGGATCCAAAGCTGTATTATCATTTATTCTGTCTATCTCTGCTCTTACTTTATGTTCGGCATTATAAGTATCAATTAACGCCTGTCTATCTGTTTTAGTATAAGAAACTATATCTTTCCTTGTCTCACTTTGACTGTCAAGTTGCTGCTGTGCTAAGTTGTGTAATCTATTTTCAGCTAGTCTTTTAGCAGATACTATTTCAGAATGTTTATCAGTTTTAGGTGTTAATCCACTTAATTGCGTTTCAAAGTTTTTTATTTGATTACTTAAATTTAACATTTCCATGCCACGCTCCGCTATTTTAGCATTAGCATCTGGACCTCTAAAAGCAGTATACGTTTGAGCAAGTAAACCTGGAGACTGCATTGTTCCTGACATTACTAAACCTGACATCATAGATTCAGTTACACCATCAAGCATAGAAACATCTTTATTTCCTAGTATATATATTTCAGCTGCATTTTGAGATAAAGTAACTGCACCTTCACCAAGTGATTCACCCGGAATACCTTTAGCAAAATCTTTACCAGCTTCTCTTAAATTAATCCATCTTTGATTAATTTTATTAGTAATAGGCATACCTTTTTTAATACCTTTACTTAAATCAAAAGCTTTTCTTAAATTTTTAGCACCTAATTTAAAGTTACCTAAAGTAATTCTTTCACTAGCATATTCTGCTATGCCATATATACCTGCTGTTCCATAAAATTGTAAAGCATTTATATCTTCTGGTTTTATTTTATAAGTATCATCATCTCCTAAAGGATTAAAACCAAACTCTTTTTTAAAGTCATTTATGTACTTAACCTCTGAATCACTCCACTTTTCACCCTTCATTCTGATCTTCATATCATGCATCTGATTTCCAGATTCACTTAGTGAAGATAAAAGCAAACCTCCACCGCCAGGTATAACTATAGACATTCCAGTGTTTAATATCTGTCCAGTAAGCATTTCAGTACCCCATCTCATTGCTTGATCTACACCTTTTATATCATCATATCTTTGAGGAGGTCTATTCCTATTTAGTAGTTCTTCTCCATAATTATAAGACTTTTCTAATAGTTTATCAGCAATATTATCTTTAGCTACTTCTTTTATTATGCTAGCAGTAAGAACTGCACCACCTTTTTCTCCTAATACGTCGTTACCCCACTCTATCCATTCCTGATTTATAGTTCCATCTTCATTTTTAAGATCAACTCCAACATGTTCTAACAAGTTAACAACATTCAATTCGGTAGCTAAAGAACTTAGCCCACTCATTATTCTTACTCCACTATTTTTAAATATGTTTTCGTGTACTTCTAAAGTGTTGTAAGTTTTTTGAGTTTTATCTATAATTTCTTGTGCTGTAGATCCTTCAAATTTAATATCACCTAAGTAATCTAAATCTGCTTGCATTTTCTTTTGACCTAATATAACGTTTTTCCTTATAGAATTAAATTGATCAATATCTTCTTGAGTAGCTGTAGGATCACTTTCTATTTTTCTTTTCAGCTTAACCATTGCAGCTTGCTGCGTTATTAAATTAGCACTTTGCTTTTCAACGTTATCTATTATTTCGTAAGCTCTATAGTCATTTCCTATTTTTTCAAGTTCTAATAATCTTCCTAAGTCTTCTTTATTTTTTTTATAAGATTCTCTTGATGTTCCATCTAGCCCTATAGATTTGTCTAAATCTTTATCAAATAATACTTCTTTAATTATAGTAGAAGGACCAGTTATTGGATTTCCTTTTATTATTAAATTAGCCATATTATTTAATAATCCAACTCCTTGTTCACCTTCAAACTCTGATAAAATTCTGTCTTCTTCGTCTCTAGTTTCTTTTTTGTTTTTATTGTTTTCTAAAATAGTATTAAATTTGTCGTTATAATTTGCTTTTTCTAATACATCTATAGAAACTTTGTTAAATAAACTATTGTCTTTTAGGTAATCTTCATAATTAGGTATGTATGTATATTTTTCAGGTTCTTTTTCTACTTTACTTATATCTGAAGTAGGTGTTAAACCTATTTCATTCGCGGCAGAAACTAATCCACTCATAGATTTACCAAACTCTTGTGCTTGTAAATTTTCTTTTACAAATTCTTCTCCTTTAAACTGGATATTTTCCATACCAGAAGGTAGTGTTATTTTTTGATCTTCAGCAACTTCATCACTATAAGTAGATAAATCCTTACCTTGCTTTCTAATTTGAATTGCTTTATCTCCAAAAAACTTATTGTCAGATATTTCTTTAGCTATATCTTCTTCGGTTGGAATATTGCTTTGTTGAAGGTTTTTTAAAGCTTGAGCAGCCTTAATTTTATCTTCAGATCCTTCAACGCTTAATAAATCTAAAAACTCTTGTTTTTGTCCTTTAACTTTTTCAAGCTCAGCTACTCTTTGAGTGTCACTTGTTATTTTATCGTTTCTATATTCAGAATCTTCTAAAAGCTTTATATATCCATCAAATCTTTTATTTATAGTTTGTTCGTCAAACAAGACTGGATCTTCTGTGTCAAACTGGCTAACAATTTTTTCTTTTTTAGATGGATCTCCATCTCCACTAACTGATTCAAAAAATACTTGCTCATCAATTTTATCTTTAAAACTAGAGTCTAGCTCAGTCATATAGCCGTATATCTCATCGGAATAAGACTTATCTTTTATAGCTGTTTTAAAATCTTCTTTAGAAACTTTATCTTTAAAAGTTGAGTCTTCAGAGTCTATATAGTCGTATACTTCTTCAACGTAACCTGGCATATTTTTATTTAATTTATTTATTTGGAGTTGGAGCTGCTTTACTACCTGAAATAACAACATCAGTTTCTCCAGGTCTAACATTTGATTCAACTATAAAATCAACATAAGCATCGTTTAACATTTGCTGTTTTGTTCCTTCTTGAGACTTTTCCCAACTCGGAGCTTGTTTACTTATGAAACCTTCGTTTTTTAAATATTCCCATAATTCTTCCTCTTTAGGAGTAGACTTACTACCTGTTATGTTTTTAAAACCTTCAGCGAAGTTTCCATCAAAATATTGAATTAAAGTTTTTCTTGCTTTAACAGGATCTTGTATACTATACTGCTTTTTACCAACAAAAGTTAGAGGTTGTCCTTTAGCGTCAAACCCAGGATTTGTAGGATCTTCATCACCGGCTAATGGATTTTTTTGAGTACCCATACTTTGGCCTTTCATTGTTTTTTTAAACTCAGGTAAAAGACCTTTTGCTATAGATTGTCCAAATTCTATAGCTTGAGCTTCTAAATTAGGATTAATTTCTTTAAAACTTCCGCCGTTATTTTTTAAATCGTTTACATAATCACCTATGTATATAGCTTGCATTTCGTCTCCTCCAGCTCTACTTTTTCCTTTTAGCATGTACTTGCCATCTTCGTCTTTAGTTAAAAGAACATCAGATGTTCCATCTGTTATTCCATATCTAAATAAGTCATAATCTTCATCTTCTATTACTTCGCCTAACTCATTAGTCTTTTTTATTAATCTTCCTTCTTTTTTTGCTAAGTCGTAAGCTTCTAAATCTGCATCCATAGAACCTATCATAGCTGTTAAATCATTTAACTCACCAGTTAAATTATTATCTAACTTTTGAAACATAATCATGTCTTCAGGTGTTCCATCAGGACCATAAGCTTTCATATAAGCATCACTAATTAGTCTAGCATTGTTTTCTATTTCAGCCATTATTTGCTCATCTAGATCTGGATTTACTTTAGCTATGTTTTTAGCTATATCTCTATACGCTTGAGACTTGTTTAAAGACTCTTTAGTAAGAATCTTAACACCAAGTTTTTTTGCTGCTTTAGCTTGTGTAGCTTTATCATACATTTTAGACGCCTTATCTGCTATAGATGTAAGATTTTTAGCAGCTTGCATTCCTCTAGGGTCTCTAATTAATCTAGGTGTGTATCTTGATCTTCTTGTTGCCATATTTTATTTTTTTAACCTCCAAATAACCCAGAAATTTGAGCCATAGCATCTGGGTTAGACATAATGCTTTGTGCCATTTGCATAGTTCCTCCAACTCCAGCTTGTTGTGAAGCTTGTCTAGCAGTTAAAGCATCCATTTCTTGCTGCCTTAAATTATCAGACTGAGCTCTAGCAAAATCAATATCATCAATAGACCTTTGTTCTTGCATGTTTTGTCTAATTTGTTCTCCTTGAGCAAAGAATCTTTGATTAGTAGCTTCTTGTTTTTGTATGTCAGCTGATATACCTTGTTTAGCTTTAGCAGCTTCTCTAGCTAGGGCAGTAGCACCACCAGCTCCAAAACCTCCAGCTTGCATAGCATCTAAAGTGTTAGCAAGTGATTGATCAACTTGTTGAGCTTGAAAGTCTGCCGCTTCAGTAGCTACAGCTAAATTAGCAAATGGATTTCTTATTTGTTGTCTATTAGCTAATAAACCTGCTATTTCTTCGTCTTTGGCTAGTCTTTCAGTTTCTAATTTTTCAGCTATTTTTTTTTGCTGTCTACCTTGTATAAGACCCATAACTAAAGGTGTAGCAGCAGCAGCCATTTGCATATAACCCATCATATTGCCGCTACCTCCACCAAGACCAGTAGAAGAGCTAGTATTAGTTGGTAAAGTTCGTAAAGTAGGTTGAGGATTTGATATACTTATAGGTTGAGCGCCTCTTGGTGGAAGTTGTTTTCTTAAAGTATTTCTTTTATTACTTCTATGATTATTGTTATTTAATAAACCCATATTTTAATTTTAATAAGATGACATTACATATTCAGATCCTACGGCGAATAACTCTTTTGTTCCGCCAAAGTCTGTAGTTTCATCTGTTGTTAATTTTAATGTAGTAAAATATCCTTTTATGCCGCTAGCTTCAGGACCTATTATTATTTCACCTGGTTGAGCAGTAGTAGCATTTATAACATTTGCTACATATCTATTTTCTTTTAGATCAAAACCTGCTCTTTGAGGTGATCCATCTTCTATGTAAAGACCTTCATCATAGCTTTTTATTACAGCTGTTTGATCTTCATAAGTATTGTAACTTAAACCAGGAGCTTGTAGCGCTCCAGTTTGATCAGAGATCATGCTAGAAACTTCCCAACCGTTTGTGCCTTCATAGTTAACTGTTTTAAAAGTTTTAACGATGTTAGGTTGTACATTAAAAACAAACTCAATAGAAGATTTTACAGGATTATTACCGTAAAAACTATTTCTAAATACATTTTCAGAGTTGTGAAGCCATAAGTTAGTTTGATCAGTCGTATAAAATCTGTTAAACAAACTTTTAGCATTGTAAGGTTTATAATCGTAGAAAGTAACCCAACCTAAAACCTTTTCATCAAATACTACAGTGTTGTAAGTTCCTTGTCTTTTTTGCAAGCTTACTAAGTAATTATCCGTATAATTATCATAAGCTCCAATAATTGAGTCTTGTTCATAAGTAACAAAAGTAGCTTTAGGACTAGTTAAAGAGCTTATATCAATAGGGCATAAATCAGTTAATTGAACATCTCCTGTTGATAAATCTACGTTTCTAACATAGCAGCCAGTATCTATACCGTTTATAAAAACAGCAGAACCTATAGGTATATCTGTAAAAGTAGCATTTCCTGGTTGGCTAATTGTTATAAAAGGCTGACCAGGCGCTATAGGTTGATTACCAGCATAAGGCCAAGAAGGTGTCTGTGTGCCATCTAAATCTCTAGTAACGCTAGTCGTGTAAACATTGTCATCTATTTCAGCTAATTTGTCTCTAAAAAAATCAGCCATACCATAGCTACTAATTTCAGTTAATCCATTATCGGAAAGTCTTAATACTACATTTCTATTTTTATCAGTAAAGTATTTTCTTCTACCAAATTTAGCAAATGAAAGAGGATTCCTACTAATACCATATTCACCTACAAATGGAATTATTTCCCCTATTACGAGATTTTGTGTGCCAACATTTGCACTTCTTCCTTCTGCTGTATATATAACGTTTTTGTTAACCATCGCTCTACTAACCTTGTTTTCTTGAAATATTAACAACTTAGTATCTTCGCTATACAGCTTTTGTATAGAACCATATTGCTCAGGCGCTGCAAAAGTTATGCTCTGTGCTGAAGAAAAAACGTTAGTTTCGTTTACGTTTGTTTTAGAGTTAAATAAGCCAGAATATATAATATTATTTCTTCTAGTTACAGACGTATATTCATCATCTAGCAAATAAGCTTTAACACCATAATCAGTGGAGTTACCATTAAAAGCGCCTTTTATTCTAGACTCTTCAATTATCCAGTTTAAAGAAGAGTGATTAGCAGTTGGAGACAAATTAATGTCAGGTCTATTATTAGGTAAAGGAGAAACATTTGAAGTTGTAGCATAATTTAAATATCTAGTAGAGTCACTTGTATTGTCATAGCTATAGTAAGGTAAACCTGGCCAGTTAGGTATTTTAGATATACTACCATACCCAGACGTAGGATACTGAGATTCTGTAAACTCGTTGTTAGTCTTTTTAGCCCAAAAAGAATTAAAATATGATACTTCTACGCTATATGCCATTATCTATAAAGTTTTGTGTAAACAACAAATTGATTAGGTTGTGATGTTTTACCATCTTGAAAAGTTTCTTTAACACCTATAGTTATTTTATGAACACTGTAATCGCCTCCATTTAAAAAGCCTTCTGCCCAAAATCTTCCATTGTTCTTTTCTCTTGCTGCGCCATGCCACTCAAAAGGAGGATATTGCTCATTTGCAAATAAATAATAACCAGAAGAAAAATTTAAAGAAGATAAACCGCTCCATATAGGATCATTAGCGTTAACATATTCTACTTTCCAAGGATATTCTCTCCAAGTGTATCTTAGTCCTTGATCACCATATAAACCGCCAAAATCAACTTTTAAAGGCATTTGAGCACCATCAGCAACTATCCACTCTAAAAATGGATAAAGTTCGTTATGGTTTTTGTCGTACACTGCACATTCTAGTTTTTCTATATAAAGCTTAGAACCTTCATCAAAACCTATATAACTACCATTATTCCAGCCAGTAGAACCAGGGTCAAACTTAGGATCTTCAGCAGTTGTAGCGCCAGGAACACTATATTGAGTAAAAAATCTTTCATTTCTACTTCTAACATTACTTATAGAAGTTGATGTAACTTCATAGTCTGTTGATATTCCAGACTTCTCAAACATAGGATATGTTTTAACATAGTCAACATTAGTTTGACCAGCATCAGGCTCTTCACCGCCAATACTAAAAGCCCAGCCATCTCCATTCCAACCAGTGTCGTAAGGGGCATCTGCAGAAGGGTTTGGTGTTGATCCCATAGTTGGAGCTGCATTACTAAAAAAGTTGTTTGCTTTTGAAACAGTAGTTGGTAATTCACCGTCTATTTCTAATTTAAAATTAAACTTTATCTCTTTATTACCCCAATTACCAGGATTATCAGAGTTAAAGTATAAAAAAGAATTAATACCAATGCCTGTTTGGTTTAGCTTTATATTGTAAGTTTTAGGATTTGTAGAAGTATTTTCATACACTTGAAAGTAATCAGTAACATCTTGCGAGTTGCCAACAGCATCTATAGCTTCAACTGAATCTATTGAAATGCTGTAATTATTGTTAGCGTTTACGCTTCCGTTTTTTGTTACTATGTTTATATTGCTATTTAATAAAGATTTATCCACTGTAGTTCCATCATATAAAATACTTTCGTCTCCAGTAAATGAAAAAGTAGTTAAATCAGAAGGCGCTGTATTACTAGCTTGAGTTCCTATTGCGGTATTTAATTCGCTTATTAAACCAGACGTAGTTGTTTCCCAGTATAAATCTAAATTTGACTGAGTTGGTTTAGTTTCTGCAATTATTAAAGATTTAGAAAATTGAGCAAAGTCATTTACATCTGGAGTTGCTGAAGTTATATTAGAAACTTGTTGAGTGCTAAAAAAACCTACTCTATCTTTATTTTCACCGTTATCAACGTTAGCAACAAATGGATTATTATCTGATTTAACTAAAGGATCTGTAGTTCCTGGAACTAAAGTAGATGATGGATATTCATATCCTCCAGGGTACGATATAGAACTAGCAACACCTTTTTGAGTTGTCCATTTACCCATGTCTAAAAATGGTTGTATAGAAACAACTACTGCTTCTTGAACTGGTAGCTGAGTTTGTCTTGAGTTCCATCTATTAACATCTACTGTGCTAGCGTCTGCAGAGTTACCAGAATAAGTGTAATTAGGTTGTACAACTCTAAAATACAAAGACTCTTTACTTCCATATATTCTATCAGTAGGACCAACATTAGTCATATCTCTTGGTAACTTATTTATATTGTCACCATATAGAGATAAATTAGAAATATTCCATGTGTCACTGTAGCTTAATTTAGTTTCATTATCTTTATAAACAACATTACCAGACATACTGCCAGGTAAAAACATATTATAATACTCCTGCTGTTGCTGTTTTACAACAATCTTATAGCTATACCAACCTAAGTTTTTATATATAGCATTATACAAGCCAGGGTAATTGGTTGGGTTCCAAGTTTCTTTATCAGGTATTTTTTGATAAAAATCTACTTTTAACGAGTTTCCAAAAAAGTTTAAAACATCAGAAGCTCCAGAATTATCATAAGGAGCAAACACTGTAGATCTTTCTTTAGCGCCGGTTCCATAAACAGAAGTTTCATCAGCTAGCATAACTGTAGATTGCCTTCCGTATCTGTCAGAAAAAACAATACCAACTTGATAGTTTCTACCTTGTTTTAAAGTAGCATTGTAATACTCTTTAATTTTATTATTTACAGTGCTAGCTATAGGAGGATTAGTGTTTACGTTGAAATCAGGCGTAAAAGAACCATTTTTAACTGATGAAGTTACCTCATACCAAGGTCTAGAAGGCAAAGCATGGTTATCTACGTAATTTCCGTACATTATTCTATTACCAGATGTTTCTTGAGACTGAGCTCTTACAGGTATTATGTCATTTACTCTAGTAACGTCTGACTCAGGAACTACCTTGTAAGGTTTTTTACCTTTATAAGTGTATATAAATTGATTTCTATTAAATATAGTAGCGCTTTGTGGAGCAACTAAATAATCTGTAGAACAACCGTCTTTAATTTTTACAGAGTCTAAAACATAAATATTATTATCTTTAGAGGATTTAAATAGTATTTCTATTTCGTCTATATGTAGTTGTCTTTGTAATTCTAAATTAACAGTTGGTGAAGTTGAATTTTCACTACCTGGATAATAAGGTAAATTAATTACTAAACCTATTTCACTAGCTCTGTTTTCCATAAAACCAAGCTCTGTAGTTCTAGTTGAGTTGTCTTCATCTCCAAAAGTAAAACTACCATATTGAGCAGGTACAAATACAGGTTGAGTAAATGGAGCCATTAAAGAGTACTCATTATCTGTGTATTTAAATCTATAACTAAATCTTGGAAATTTATCTTTTAAAAATTCTCTATCACCATTAAATGTAGTATCGTATTCTGGATTTTTTAATTGAAACACTATAACATCTCCTGGTGATGCCCATCCAGCTGGAACATCCACTTGAGTATCTACAGATGATTCGCTAGCAGCAACGTTAACTTCGTTTCCAACAACTGTGTTTATAAATAAGTCAACTCTTCCAGGTGCACTAGCATTTTTAACTCTAACTACTGGGCTTGTAGCTGAGCTTGATTTACTAAAAAAATTAGCTATAGAACTGTTAGAAGCACCTATGCCAGTCCAATTAGGTTTATCTACTGGAGGAAAGCCACTTGATAAAAAATTTAAAACATCTTTGCCACTAACTGTTTTTATTTGGTCTAGTGGCGCGCTTAATGATATAGGAAGCCATTTTGTAGTTGTAGCTTTTACAGTAGAACTCCAATTACTACCATCTTTTTTCATTAAAGAAATAGAATTATAAGGATAGTATTTAGCTACTGATATTTGATCTTCATTATAATAATATGGGAGTGAACTGTTGCCAGGGGCTCTTTCTGAAGCTTTTTCAATGTTTATTTTTCTAGGCTGGTTTCTATTATCAGTCCAAAACATTAAATCTTCTACTATGTTAAAACCTAAAATAGGATGAGTTTTTGAAAAGTTTAAAAAACTACCTTCTACAAGTATGGAAGATTCATATCTGTTTTCTTCAGGAATTTCTAAATTGCCATTATATTTTATTCTGGTTATATAACAATGAGAGTTAAACAACTTAGCATGATTATCTAATTGTGTTTTTGATGCATCTGAAAAAGTAGTTAAAAACATGTATATAGAGCTACTATCTTCATGTGTAAACATGCCTATAATTTCTAAAGGTTTTTCATTAGGTGTTAAGCCTTGATTTAATTTATTTATAAATCCTGGTAACACACTAGCGTTTCCTTTGACATTTTCTAAAGCACCAACATCAGCGCCTTCAGATCTACTAACATTTATATTTCTACCTTCTCTATATTCGCCATTAGGAATCAGTCTAGCGTCTGAATCCCTATTCATTTTAGATTTTACAAATGTGTTTTTAACTTGAGCCATATTAGTGTTTAATCTGTTTAGATTTGTTTCTCATTATTCTAACTATTTGATCTAGTTTAATGTCTGACAGCCTTATTTTAGCATTTCTTAGCTGAGCTCTTCTATCTTTTTTAAATCTTTGAACAATGTATTCTTGGACTCCAGATCTCCCAGCTAATATAGAATAAGCTATATGCATATACATTGCCTCCTCGGCCATCTTAGGCACCTTAGAATCAGTGTCGTAAGCTAAACCATCTGATATATATTCTAAAACAACTGTTCTACCGTTCATGTCGCTAGAAAAAGATATAGTACCTCTAGCTGGATTCATTGTAAAATAACCATTTACTTGAGTTGTTTCAGGTAAAGCTCCGTACCTCATGCCTAGTTGTTGTGGTCCAAACATATAACTGTCGCCGTAATAGTTTTCAACTCCATTTTGATAAGCATCAAAACCTCCACTTAATCTTCTTTGATTTAAATTATCCCAGTTTTTAGATGTTTCAGAAGTTCCTTGAGTATTTGAACCATATTGGTCTTGTATAAAATCTCCATTAACAGTTTGCAATGGTACGTCTGTAGGTTTTATAGTTAAATTGTCAGATGGGTAAATAATATGTTTAATACCATAAGCATCGGTCCAAGATAATCTAACGTAATTAACGTAGTCTTGAGGTATTATCATAGATAGACTTGGAGTAATTGTAACTTCTTGAGATTTAATACTTTTTAAAGTATCATAACTAAACTCTTGTAAACCTCTTTTAGCGTGGAATATAACATCAGTTCTTTTGACACTTGGTATTAGTTTACCTGTGCCAACATACGTAGCTATAAAAGTGTTTATAATATCATTAAGCTTAACATAAGAGTAACCTCCATAATTATTTTGTACAGCAGCTATTTTTAAAGTTATTCTAGCTATAGCTGGTCCAGCAACAGCAACACTTACATCTAATGTTTTATTATTATTACTTAGCGATATAACACCTGCAGAGTATTCATTGTAAGTAGCTCCACCATCTACGCTTATTTCAAATATAAAATTAGCATCAGTAGAAGAAGAACTTAAAACTAGCTCAGTATTAAAAGTTGTTTCAAACGAGCTTTGAGTTGTGCTTGCTGCTATTAAAAATACCTTTTCGCCAGCGTAATATTCTTCGTTAGTTTCTGTAATTAGTCCCATTTATTAACTTTTTTCGTTTTGATCTTCTGCCATAGCCATTTGCTGTGCTGACTGTATTATTTGTGGATCTCTTATAACTATACCTGAATATTTTAATATATTAAGTATTACCTCTGTTTGATCTGTGTTATCTATTTCAAATTGAGTTGAACCAAAAGTTGTCCCACTGTATATACTGTTGCTAGCTAATGTAACAACGGCATTGGTTCCACCACCGCCTCCTCCACCTGCTTGAAATACTGTAGAATCAAATGTCAATGTATCGCCAGCTGCAAAACCAGTTCCAGATTCATCTACATTTAAACCTGTTATAATACCGTTTGAGTTCATTGTCATTGTAAACTTTAATCCAGTGCCATTACCTTCGTAAGTTATACCATTAGAAGATGTAGTTAAACCAGACCAAGATATAGTAGTTGGTTGACTAGATGTTGCTACAAAATTTGTAGTTAAAAAACTAAATAAAGCGTTGTTTACTATAGGTAATCCTGTTGAAACGTATACGTTGCTGTCATATATATATTGACCTAAAGCACCTACTGTATACCCAAATCTTACGTTACTAGGTTTTCTTATATATGTTACTGAAATATCTGATTGTATAGAACTAGGTTCTACATATAGCTTTGGAGATGGAGTAGTAGCTAACTTGTCTTCGTATGAATATACGGGGAATGATGTTGTTGGTTTTGTTAAAGGTGAAAGTTTTAAATATAATAAATCGTTTCTTTGGACTCTTTCAGCTTCTATTGATTGTTTATATATAACAGTTCCTAATCTATGAACATTAGTAGGCGTTGTAAAGAACTTATTTACGCCGTCCCAAGTGCAATCGCCTTGAGTTTTAAATATAGATATTTTATCATCTATGTTTTTTACTCTATCAGCATATTCTGTTTCATCTTGACGTACACGTAAATTTTGGTTCAAGTCTTCAAAATACTTTTCAAATATTTCTAACTGAACTTGTGTGCCTGTTTTATTAAATTCATCAGGAGTTATATAACCTCTTTGTTCCTTGTTTAATATTAATAAAACCGTTTTATAAACTTCATTTACGTTTATTGCCATTTTAATATTTTTAAAAAAAAAAGGTGGCGATGAAACCACCCTTAATTATAATCACTTGTTATTTAAGTTTTTTATCGATAGACTTATAAACTTCAAGTCCTTCATCTGTTTGGAACCAAGCAGCCATAGCTGAATATGGGTTCTCATCAAAAGGAACTGTCATTAATTTTCTACCGTTAGTACCCCAAGTAAATGTTCTTTGATCTTGAGACAGTTTAATAATACCTGACTCAGTTGCGTTAATAGCAAAGTTCCTAAGTATTACGTTTTCGTCTTCTGCTAAATCTAAAAACAATTTAGGGTTTCTTTTAGCAAATATTAATATATCTCTTTTTAGTTCTTTAGAACTTAAGCCAGATACAGCTGAACCATTTTCAACTCTTAATATCGCTTCTGCTTGTTCAATATCCATTACTGAAGCAGCGTTTAATGCTTTAATTTCAAACTCTATCATATCTAACTCATCAACAGCTACAGCTTTTTTGTCAAATTCATTATAAACTTTTCCTTTAGCTGGATGGTACATAGATAATAGTTTTTGTAATTGAACTTTTTCTTTTGGCACAAATAATGTTCCATCTTCAAAAACAATATGCTCTAAAGTAACTGGTCCTTGTTGTTCATCAACAAACACAGACTTTTGATTAGTTGCATATCTTAACTCCCTGTTATAACCTTTAACTGGATCAAACCAAAACATTGGATGTCTAGGAGTGTGTCTTGAAGGAATTTTAAATGTTAATGGTTCTTTTGAACCTTTTAAAAAATAAGTTCTATCTTTATATTCCCAAGTATCTTTTTTTACTTCAGGAGTCGCTGGGGCTTTAGCCACAGGCTTTTTCTTTTCTTTTGTTTCCATAATATAATATAATATAATAATTAAAAAAGACCCCGCCGAAGCGGGATCTTATTATTGTTTTTAACCAATAGCAATTGATGTAATTGCAGGCATATCTACTAAGATAGCAGGGCCAGCAGCACCATTACCTTTTTCGATAGCATCATTTACCGCATCTCTGATTTTACTAAAATCACTTTGAGTAGGGTAGGTTATAGTAGCTACGTCTACAGTTGTAGCATTAGCGTCTAGCTTTAAGACAATAGCAGTAGCAGTTGGAACACCAACATGCACTATATTATCACAAGGTAGTAAATCAGCTTTTCCACCGTTAGTAGTCGCAACTTTTGCAAATTTTATATATCCCATTTTCTTTATCTTTTAAATGTTAATAATTATATAGTTGACTTAAACAATACGAAGTTATTCGCAGCTTGAGTAACTAAACATCTTTCAGATAAGAAGTGAACTTCCATAGCATCAAGAGCAGAAGTATAAGCACCACCTACAGAACCTGTAATCCAGTTTTTATATCGTCTGTCATCAGTTTGAGAAGCTCTATATCTTACGTGTAAGAAAGGACGTCTAATGTTTGATCCTAACATTTGATCATAAACTGTAGTAGTACCAGCAGGAACCATAACACCATCAATATCAGATGTTAAACCTCTAGTAGTAGCATCGTTTAAGTATTTCCAGTCAGTTTTGTAAAAGTCATAAGAACCTCTTCTAAATCCTGAAAAACCAAAGTTAAGTGCCATTTCTGACTCATTGTCAAATAAACCGTAAGAAGCAGCTTGTGTACCAGCGTAACCTCCGCCAGCCATAGCAGCAATCATATCGTCAAAATCAAGAGCAGTAGCTCTGTTTAAGAACAACATGTTTTCTTCAATAGCTCCTTGCTTGTCAAGTTGCTTAAGAATAGCATCAAAATCACCTAATGCACCAGCTCCAGGAGCAGCAGCACCAGCAAAATTTTGCCATACATTACCTCTTGTTTCAATAGCATCAAATAAACCTTGAGTACCTATTGGAGCAACTCCAGCAGTACCAGCGTCATTTAACGTAAACTGAGTATCAGCAAAACTACTAGCGTAGTTAGCATCAGCAACACCTGAACCAGTAGCAGCTTTAACACCTTCAACGCAAGTCATTTCTAAGTAATCTTCAAATCTTAATCTTGTTTCAGACTCAGCTTTTAGATACCACATGTAACCTGATGTTCCATCTTCAGTAGCAACTTCAATCCAACCAATTTGAGCAGCATCAGAACCTGATACTTCAAATTTATCTTTAATGATAACTGGATTATTTGCGTAAGTTTTTGGAGTAGGCTCAATAGATCCAACCATTTGGCTAGTTCCTTTTGCAAATTCTGAACCATAAACAAACATTTTTAAACCAGTAGTTCCTAAACCAGCAGCAGTTAAACTAGCAGCTTCGTAAGGCACAGCAGTAATAGTTAAACCAGAAACAGCTACAACTAAAGCTTTTACAGTAGTAAAGCCATCAGCTATAACAATAGTTTGATTTAATCTTACAGCTTGATTACCTGTTATAGTTAAAACATCACCAGCTCTAGATACACCTTCATAAGCAATGTGTAATCTATTTTGCTCAGACCAAATTACTTGATCAGATGTCATAGGCATTTCAGCGCCTACCATTCTCAAGAAAGCAGATAAAGTTCTGTTTCCGTATCTTTCTACTTCAGCTTCATAAAGCTCAGGTAGATATTGTTGTGTCCAAGTCGAAAAATTAGCGTCGTGAAAATTGATATAGTTATCAACCACAGCTTGTTGTTTCGGCATAGGGACAATTGATGGTGGAAATGCTCCGCCACCTGCAGAATTGTCTAAAAATCCCATTTTATATTTTAGTTTTAAGTTTTATTTTTTTATTTTATTTATTTTTAACTTAGAACTTGTATCGCCAGAAATAGCTCTTACTTTAAAACCATTTAAATAAATATCACCTGGAACTTCAGTCCTAGCGTCTTTACTTATATTTTTTGATTTAGCAGTAATATCTTTTACAGCATCACTTTTACCTTGCTCATAAAAATGAGAAGCAATAGTGTCGATGTTTCTAGCTCCATATATAGCTTTGTGGTATGCACCTGGATCATTAACTGTACCATCTTCGTTTAAGAACTTCTTAATAAATGTTGTTAGATCAGATTGCGCCTCGGCAACTTCATTAGCATCTTTAACGCCGTACCTAAATTTCTTATCACCAACTTTGAAATCAAAACCTTTGAAATCATTAGTAAAATAATCTTTAGTTGCAGTTTTAAAGCTCTCATGACTTTGCTTTGCTACCTCTTGTTCTTTGTTATATCTATTGAAAAAATCCATTGCTTTTTGTTGTTCTTGAGTAACGCCCGGTCTCAACTTGATCTCGTCGTAATACTTCTTTTTCGTTTCCTCCAAAAAGTTTTTGGCTTTTGCAATTTCTTCTTTGTAAGCAAGTTTCTTTTTCTTTTGCTCACGTTCCTCAGCTTCTTCAGGATCAAAGTAGAATTTATCTTCTAATATAAAATCTACTTCTTCTCTGTCTAAGTGAGGTTTAGTCTGTTTGTAGTATTCTCTAAGTAAAACATCTTCGTCAACGTTAGTGTAGTCTCTATTTAATCTAACATAGTCTTCAACCGTGCCACCAGTTTCTTTCATAAACTCAACAAGTTTTTCTACGTTCTCTGGTAAATCAACTTTTTCAACTACTGGCTCTAGTGTTTTTTCAACCGGTTTTTCTACAGGAGTTTCTTCTTCTGTTATTTCACTTATAACAGTAGTTTCTTCTTCTTTAGCAGGTTCTTCCTTAGTTTCTACTTTTTCTTCAACCTTTTTTTCTGAAACTTCTTGTACAACTTCTTGTACAACTTCTTTAGTTTCTTCAGGTTGTTTTGTTTCTTCTTCTTTTTTAGTTAAATCTACTTTAGTTGTAAGTTCTGTTTTAACTAATTTTTTAGGCTTCTTTTTCATTTTAAATTCGCCTTGTTCTAGAGTTCCATCAGGAGCCTCTTTTACTTCTTCTTTTTCTGACATAATATAATATAATAATTAATAATAATTAACCCATTCCAAAAGGATTGAGCATTGGCATAGGCTCTTCACTTGGTGTTGGCTGATCTTTTTCAGTTGCACTAGTTTCAAAGCTTGTTGGTAATAAATCGTTTTGTCTTTGGTCTATTAGTTGAGACTGCTGAGTACCTTCAATACGAACTCTTTCATCTTTACGGTCTTCTATTTCTTTTTCTTTTGCTTTCATACCATCAACTTCCATTTGTTTTAATTCTAAATCAAACTTATGTTGTTGGTTCATAATCATTATCTTGACCTCAGCTTCTTGCCTGTACTTTTCAACATCAAATTGTACTTTAGCTTGTTCAAACTGTACTTTTTGCTCTGTAAGTATTTGCTGTTTTTGAGTTTCAGCTAAAGCTTGTTTTTCAGCTGCTTCTGCTTGTGATTGAGCTTGCTGCTGTATTTGCTGTAGTTTCATAGCTTGTTCAGCTGCTTGCTTTTGCTGTCTACGTTGTTTTAATAATTGATTAGCTAAAGTTAAGTTTTTAACTTCTCTAATATCAATAGCGTCTTCTAAATCAATACCACCTGTTTTTAAAGCTATTTGTATGTTTTCTTCTAACTTAGCTTTTTCTTCATCGTCTGGCTCAAGATCTAAAAATATACCAAAATCGTATATGTTTTTATCCATAAGCTCAGTCAATGTAGACACATTAAATTTAGTTATACTAGTTTGCAGCGCTGATCTAGTAAGTGGAAACATTAAAGCATCACCTATTCTAAGTGATATATTTTCACAGTTTTTAAGTGTCAAGTATAAACTAGCTTGTAATATGTGTCTAGTTGCAGTATTAGAATTAGCAGCTGCTATTTTCTGTAAACCTACTAAAGAGTTTTTATCAGGGTTACTAGCATCTCTAGCCTCGTTTAATCCCGTCACATCTCTAATAAGCTGTAAGTAATATTGGTAAGTTTGTATAAGACTTTGTATTTTAGCTCCACCACTACCGCTTTGTAATTCTTGAATAGGTACTTTACCAGGATTCATATCACCATCTTGAGTGAATGATCTACCAACAATAGAACCTGTTTGAAAATACATGTTTAAAGCTTCTTGTGGATTATATGTTGTTCCGTTACCTAAATCTACCTCAGCTAAACCATCAACATCCATGTAAACACCATCAGGAACTACTCTAGATAACACCTGTTGTAGTTTAAGATGTGTTAGTTGAATCATGTCAGCAAAACCTGTTATACGATTAACTAATGAATCTATACGTCCTTTGTACATTCTAGGAGCGCATATATTATAATTCATATTAACTTTAGTAGTGTCTGCGCCTGGCCTAGTCATATTTTGAGCCATTTCCCATCTTAACATTTTAGGATGTCCTAATATCTTAACGCCGCTATATAATACTTCTATAGATCTAAAAGCTTTGGTAAAGTTAACTTCTTCTGGCGGATTAAAAGCATCTGTTTTTTCTAATGCTTTTTCTAAGCCATTTGGAGTTTCTTTTATTTTAAACACTTGATTAGTAAATGTTTTGTATTCAAAATACATAACTTGTATTTTATCATCAAAATATCTACCGTTCCAATCGTTTCTATAGTTAGAGTTACCTGGATATTTCTCTATTTCCTTTAGTTCTTCAGGTGTTAGCATAGGAAACTGCTTTTTAAGCTCTGCCATACTAAGTCCTTTTACCTCACCAACATACCATATATCTTCAAAGTTTGGATCTTCAGTATATGAATAAACTAAATTAGCTGGATCTACATAGCTAACGCCAACTCCCTCTTGTAAATTAAACTCTGTTTTTGAACAAGCAATACCTAATACTGTTAAATCATAGTTTAATCTTCTTCTAACTAAATCATATTTATTATAATCTAAAACATAATTAATAGCTTCTTCTTGAGCTATTTCAATACCTTGTTTATAATTCAACTGCATATAAACAGAAACTTCATCAGGATTTGTTGGCATGTTTGACTTGCCGCCACCTGTTGAAACATCTAATCCTAGCTGTGCTTTTGCTTTAGCTATATATTCTTTAGCATAAATATCTTTCATTAAGCCTTGAATATATGCAGATCTTTTTCCAGTAGAAGAAGGATCTTGAGCATAGGCTTTAATATCATAGTTTCTTTGGGACATGCCATTTACAACTATGTCTACAAATTTAGAAATAATAGGTACAGGTGTCCAGTCTAAGTTTAAATAAGATAAATCACCATTTATAGATAGTTCATCTTTGTACTTTTGAACAGACTGTTCTCCTCTAGCGTATAGTCTTAATTGATGGAAGTTATTGTAGTTAGTAGCAAATCTATATCCTCCAGCTCCTGTTCTAGTACCACTAAACCATTCGCCTTCTATTGCTTGACCTACTTTTAATCCATAGTCATAAGACGCTTTAACTGCATCAGGTACTACCTGATCCGGAAATGAACTTCCATAACTAGTTTCTATCATTTATTTTTGTATTTTTGAAACAAAACCATCATTATCGTATTTTTTAAAACTCAAATTTAATGGTTGTTTATTTTTAATTGCATTAGGTCTATAATTATTTTTATTACAAGCCATTATAGCTAAACCTGAACTAATAGTAGCATCAAATTTTGTTCTATTGTTTATATTAAACCTAGACCAATCTTGTAATGTCTTTTGATGATACATATCTCCAAAAGAATCTTTTAATATGCCTACGTAATTTTCTATGTAAGCTTCAATTGCAGCAGCGTGTGCTTGCTTAATGTCTTCACTCGAGTTAGGTATACCACCTATTTCTTTTTCTGTTACAGATAATCTGTTCCATACTTTATCAGGTCTATTCATACTAAAACCTCTATAACCTCTTCTTCTTAAATAGTACAACAGTCTTGGTCTATTGTTTTCTGCTAATATTGGCATTCCATAAAAAACTAACGACATTAAAACCTCTTCAAAAAATATTTCAGATGTTTCTGGTCTAGCTATGTATTCTAAAAAGAAGTGGTTAGGAGGCGCGTCTTCCATAGAAAACTTTGTTAAACCATGTAAAGCGCCGTTAGATCCTTTACCGTCTACAGTGCCACTAATGTCATAACTATCACATCCAAAAGCGCCAATATGTTCGTTACCTGGATACTTAACTCCATTTTTAACTATTAATTTATTTTGCAAGTGAGACGGAGGAACCCAGCTTATATTAAACCTACCATTATTGTCCGGAACAAACTGAACCCTAGTATCTTTAATCCCACCTTCCCAGATAAATTTACCTCTAGTAACATTAGCTTTGTTGTTAAATTCATCATTAAAATCTATCTGTTCATAAATTTTAATTAAATTAAATAAACTTTCTTTTGTTTCATCTCTAAAAGCGTGTGCTTCAGTTCTTGGAAACTGTCTATAATATTCATTTAAACTATCTTGGTCGGATTTTAATCCTTCTACTTCGTTTTCCCAGTGCTCGATAACTCCTGTTGTAATTTCATAACCATCAACTCCTTTGATTGGATTTTTACCTCTAACGAAGACAGGTAGTCCATAAGTATCGATGAATCCTTCGTAGTTCCATTCCATAGGAATGAACAAGCTATAGAGCCCAGAAGATGTTTGTCCGTTTCTATTTCTTTTAGTAACGTCTGAATTGTAGTATAATTTTTTAAAATTGTTTCCACCTTTGTCTAAAGCATTTGAAGTTGAGCCCATCATACACTTACCTACGATCCTAGAACCAAGACGTAATGTAGTTTTTGTAACTCTCCAGTTATTCAATATATTGTCAGGTCTTTCCCATTTACCACTTTCATCATGAGCTAATAGCTTTAGCTTTTCACCATCATAAGAGTTATCACCTGTATTTTTCCAGTCAATAGTCGTATCAAGTCCGTCTAGTTCTCTAAGCTGTTCATTCGACTCAAGCTTTCTTCTAGTAAGTTTCGATGCTGGAACTCGATATGCCAATTCAGTTTTCGGCCTGTCCATACCATCTTGAATGGGTTTAAAAAAGAAAGGGTAGTTGACCGATATGGGTACAACTTTATCCGTGAACATTTTCTTGGCATCTGCTCCAGACTTGGAAAGTATTCCAAATCTAGCATCGGAAGATATTGTAGCTTGGTTGACAAGCTCTGCGCTTGACATAAAAGAGAATCCAGATCGTCTGTTTTTAAGGTAGCACATACCGTAACATCTTGCATCTGCTTTACATGCTTCCCAGAATATAAAGAAGAGTCTGTTTGCTTCTCTAAAGTCTGGTGCTCCAATATCGATCTTTGACCATTGCAAGTACATGTAATGAGTGCCAGTAATGTAAGTATTAACACCATTATTGGAAAACCAATATCCTTGTTCTCTTCTCGTAAATTCATCGTCTATATAATCGTACCATTTTTCTTTAAATTCAGCTGGGTATTCTTCCCAGTCAAATCTACTTTTGATTCTTTTTAATTCTTTTGGATATTCTTGCTTTTCCCAATATTGTTCCGCTTTTTTCTCACTTCGTTTAAACGGTTCATTTGCTGCTGGTAAAGCAATCCTGAGATTCTGTATTTCAATAATTTGTCCAATTTTTCCAGTTTTACTTATTACTACAAAATCATAATCAGAGTTGTAACCGTACTCCCATTTTTTAAATCTATTGTTTTTAGCTAATATTTTAGGATTTACAACGTCCTTAATTTCTTTCCAAAGAGTTTGTTTATAACTCATTTGCTTCTCCCTTCTGCAAAACCTTTAAAAGTTTTTTGTTCTTTAACTTCTTTAGGTTTTTCATTTAGCATATCTTCTTCTTGTTGAATACGATTAAGTATTTCAAAAGCATCAAATATAGCTAGCTTTTTAGTTGCGGCAGCGTTTTTTAATCTGTCAGCGCTTACATCATCGTCTGAGTCAACAATCTTTTCTTTTGCTACCTTAATAAGTTCCTCAACTGCCTTTTGCCCAGCTTGGATTATTTTCTTTTTCGTTTCCTTGGTATTCATGAGTTAAAGCTATATCATTAGATTTCATACAATAAAGTCGTTCACCTTCTATAACAAACTCAAACTCAGAGTCAGGTGTAAACGTAATAAGCGTCCCAGGTGTTATTCCTATGGCTTCTAAGGCATTATTAGCATATTTTACTATACCAACATTAGGTTGCTCTTTTCTATTCTCTAATAGGTTTTGGTTTTTTAATGGCTTTACAAAGCAATAATCTAAATGTGGTTTTAAATTATACATATATATTTGTTCAGGTATTACAAAGTAAAGATCATCTTTAAAATAAGTAGAACTATTTCGCTCTCTATCTTTTTGATCATACCATCTTCTAAATATATTGTGATGAACATACAGCTCATCTCCAACATTTATTTTAGTAGCATAAGCTGCAGGAGTTGAAACTACTACAGCTTTTTTACTAATAAATCTATGATTTTCAATGCTAGTATTAATAATAAGTTCCCTATTATCAACTTTTCGTATATTGTCATACCTGTATTCTAAAGGTTTAACAATAAAATAATATAAGCTTTTCACTAGTACTTAAGATCATACTCAACTGATATTGCCATATTAGCATTAAACTTTTTCCAAGGTAAGACTTCATTATTTTTAGTTATAAAAATATTATATGATTGGTCTTGATCTTCAAAAAGAATATCGCTAATAGTGTGTCCACCATATACTTCCTGACCAGTTGAATAATGCATCGCATCGTTCTTGTAGTCAGAACCTATACTAATCTTCCTTATTACTTTCGACATCTATCTTAGTATAAGAACCATCTTCTAGGTTGATTTCTATTGGACCATATTCAGTTTCTAAAACCTCTTTATAATCTTCAATATCTTTATTAACACCAGCTATATCATGTAACAAGCCATGCTTTTGGCTTTCTAATAACCCAATGTTGTGAACTAATTCATTAAGCTGCTTTTGCTGCTCTTGAATTAATTTTAATTCTTCTTCTTTGATTTTCATTTAATTTAATTTAATTATATTTATTTTACTCTGGTGGATCAGGTATTGGGTCAGGTGTTATACCGTGCTCCTTTAGCTCAGCTATCCACTCGTCTTCATCTATAGTTTCGTCTATAAACCATTTAGACAAAAGCTTTTGGTGAGGATCTACAAATCCATAACCCTCAACGTTTTTCTTTAATGAATTTTCATACGCTATCCAATAAGTTCTGATAGCAGGGTTGTCTATAGGAATATTACCACTCATAATCTTTTTTTACATTTACTCTTCTGAACCTGGATCATCGTTATAAATTTCAAGGTCTTCTGGATCAACACCTAACTCCGCTAATCTAATTAACCAATCGGCTTTATTATAGTACAACGGATCGTTATCTGGTTGTCCACTATCTATAGATTCTCCAGCAAGAGATTCTCCATAATGTATTATTGATTTATCATCGTTATATGTTATAAACCAAGTGTCTTGTGTTACTGCTGTTATCTTTATCATAATTAATTAGTTTTATTCTGGTGTTATTCCTAATTCTTTTAATCTTACTAACCAATCTGCTTCATTGTCATATTCTTCTACAACTGGCATGCCTGAATCTAACCTTGTTTCATTTGGACAAAACCCATAGAAAATTTTACTTTCATCTTCTAAATAAACTATATACCAAGTGTCTTTATCTACTGTTTTATGTACCATATTTAATTTATTTCTGTGTCTCCAGTTATTGTCCAATTAGCAGTAGCTCCAGTTAAATAATCTCTTGCTGCACCAGCATCAGTAAAATTAGCTCCACCACTTCTTGCTCTGTCAAAAGTCATATTTGTTTGACTACCCATATTTACAGTGTAAGGGGCTGAATTTGCATAAACATAGTTAGCCCACTCTACAATTGTATCTGTATAGTTAGCTTCCGACATTGACGTACTGCCTGCAAAGACTTTTGACATTACAGTTCCCGCTGTTCGTAAGTTCCACGCTCCTAAATTTTGATTTAAACTAGTCGCTGGATTAAACATTCTTGAAAAAGAAGTAACTTTACTAACATCCCAGCCGCTTATATCTTGGTTAAACGCGTTTGCGCTTCTAAACATATAACCCATACTTGTAACATCACTAGTGTCCCAACTGCTTATGTCCGCATTAAACACTGTCGCTCCATTAAACATTGATGCCATAGTTGTAACATTACCAACATTCCACCCACTAATGTCTTGATTAAATGCTGAACATCCATTAAACATAGAACTCATGCTTAGAACAGAACCAACGTTCCAAGAACTTATATTCTGATTAAATGATGAACAGCCATTAAACATTGATAGCATATTTTCAACAACTCCTACGTTCCATCCTGATATGTCTTGATTAAAAGGAGTTGCATTTAAAAACATTTCGCTCATAGCTGTAACATTACCAACATTCCACGAACTTATATTACCATTAAAAGAAGATGCTCCTGAAAAAGCTTCTTGCATATTTGTAACATTTGAAACATCCCAACTATTTAAATTTTGATTAAAAGAAGTTGCACTTCTAAAGGTCTCAAATAAACTGGTAACATTTGAAACATCCCAACTGTTAAAATTGTTAATACTTGCTAAATTCGTACAAGATCTAAACATTGCTGCTATACTTGTAACACTACTTAAATTAGGTATATCAGTAGCTGAAATGGTCGTAAAACTACTATTATTACATCCTCGAAACATACTTATCATACTTGACCAAGCTATACTACCCCATTGTGGTATATCAATCAAATCTGATTTGCTACCGCTATTCGCAAAAGCAAAAGTTGTAAAAGGTCCAGTATCACCTTGAGCACCAATAGAAACTGTTGAAGTAGCTATTCCTGAACCATAAGTATGTGATATTGTTCCACCTGTTTCTGTAGTAGTGTTTCCGTCACCCCAATCAACTGTAAAACTTGAACCTACCGTATTTGGTATTGTAATTGTTTTTCCACCACTTGTATCAAACTCCATTTGGAAAGGATTAAAAGGTAAAGGTATTATAGTATCTCCATTTATTGTCCAACCAGCACCTCCACTAGAAACTGAATCTGTTAAGAAAGTTCTAGCTTCCGCAGCATTAGTAAAATTAGCTCCTCCACTTCTAGCACTTTCAAAACTTACTTGTTGTTGGTTGGAAAAAAGCACATTTAACGGAGCATCTGGCGTTTGATTTTTAACAAAATTTGCCCAACCAACTATAGTGTCTGTGTAGTTAGCATCACTCATTAAATTAGATCTATAGAACATTCCAATACCTCTAGTTAAAGAAGTAATATCTAGTGAACCAAGATTTTGATTTATAGCTCTGTTTTCAGTAAAGAATGAATCAAAATTAGTCGCACTTGAAGTGTCCCAGTATTTTACAATATTTCCAACATCAATTTGAGGGTTAGATGCTGTTGGGAATCCCCAACGTCCAAACATCGAAGCAAAATTAGTAACTTTGCTAGTATCCCAATTAGAAATAGCTGTGTTTGCAAGCCCATAGCCATAAAAAAACATATTAGACATATTGGTTACGTTGCCTACTGTTGAAGTATTTCCTGGGGTAGTTCTTTCCCAGTTTTCTAAACCAATACCAGTATATGCTCCGTTACTTTCAAACATTTTAGACATATTAGTTATGTTACTAACGTTCCAGTGCCCAACATTTTGGTTAAATCCATTAGTGGTGTCATGAGCTCTAAACATACCAGCTAAAGAAGTAACTGCCGGTGGTAAAGTCCAATTGCTTAATGATTGGTTAAAAAGTCTAGCCCCGTTAAACATGAAAATAAGTCCATTCGCTTGATCAATACCACTTATATCCCAATCGTTTATACTAGCATTAAAACTATTACAACGCTGGAACATATACGAGAAGCTTTTAATACTACTAACGTCCCAATTATTAATAGATGAATTAACAGTTGATAATGAAGGAGCATCGAAACCATCACGTAATCGCATTGCTCCAAACATGAATTTTGTACCACTTATACCTCCTACATTACTAAGGTCAGGTGTATCTGTAGCTGATATAGTATCTAAATTAAGACAACCACACCACATTGAAACAACATCAGTCCATTGAATACTACCCCATTGTGTAATTTCAGTTACAGCTTTAGCCCCACTTCCAGGAGTAGAAGAATTATTTACTTCGCCGTTAGTTGGTCCAAAAGCTATTTTAGTTGGAGGACTAGCATCTCCAGGTTGTCCGATCTCTATTGAGTATGTTCCTGCTGATGAATATGTATGTGTTACAGAAGAGTTTCCTACACTTAATCCAGTGTCTGTGTTTCCATCACCCCATTTTATACTAAAGTTTGTACCAGTTATAAAAGGTATTTTAAACTCTAAATTAGCATTAGTTGTTGTAGTTGTTACATTAACATCAAACTTGAGAGGTGTAATAGGAGGCACATATAAGCCACCATCAGTAATAGTCCAACCAGCGTCTATTAAAGCGTATTTACCTTTAACAGCGTCAGATCTTTCTACTCTATATATATCACCATTACTCCATATAGCTTGATCAGTTGTTATACCTGTACCTGTAAAAACAACACTTAAAACTTTAGAATACTGTCCTGTTGTTACGTTATATGCTATATCACCCACTTGTACCCCAGCTGTAACAAAAGGTGCATTTCCATAGTCGTTACAGTTTGTATTATTTGTACCAGTATTATTACATGTACCTTGCACAACATTAGTTGCTGTGTAGCTACTAGAACCCATGTTTAAAGCAACGCCTGATTGAGCATTGCCTGCGTGTTGACCCCAACCATTCGTTATATCTAATAATGAATCGTAGTTAGCTGTAGAGAAATTAACAGAATAACCGCTTGGTGTTGGTATAGTTGCATATGTATTTCTCCAAGAGTCAGTCGCGTTTGTAACATTAGCAATATCCCAATGACCTAAGTCTTGATCTAAAGAATAAGTCCAACTTGAATTATTTTCATATCTAGAAAATAAGTTGTCAAAAGTAGTGAGCTTATTAGAAATTTGCCAGCTACTTATATTCCAATTTCTAACGTTAGCGCTGCTATTTTGGTTAAAGCCGCTAAGGTTAGTTGTATTGCTCATATTCCAAGCAGTATATTGAGTGCCGTAAGGCGACACATTAGAAGCTATAGTTTTAGTAGCAAAAGAATTTAAATCTGTAACGTTGTCCATAGAGGTTGCTCCACTTTGCCAACCTAACATATTTTGCATGTTAATGTCTTGACCATCTCCAGATATATACCAATTGTCTGGAAACTCTGTGCTAACAAAAGATCCATTGCCTCCAGCAAACATATATGAAAAGTTTGCAACTTTTTTAACATCCCATGCTATATATTCATTAGCTTGCCCAGCGTTAAGCTTTTTTGTTTTGCAATTAGCAAAGCCTCCATTGTTGAAAAACATATAAGACATATTTGTAGCTGAGCTAGTATTATAATTGCCTATATTGCTACTTAATGCTATGTTATTGCTTTTGCCTCCATACATAAACTCACTAAAATCTTCTACTTTTGCGGTTTTGTTACCCCAGTCAGCTTTCCAGTTTTGATTATATATTGTAGATTCAGGATGAGTATAATTAAATTTACTTAAGGTTATAACGTTACTTACATCCCAATCACTTAAATCTTGAGTAAAATTAGAACTACCAATTTTATAAAACATACTGTTCATAGCAGTTATATTGCTAACATCCCAATTACTGATAGCACTTCCACCTGAGAAAACAGTGTTAACTCCGTTTGAGGCAAACATATTTGCTAAAGAAGTTACTTGTGATAAATTAGGAGTGTCTGTGGCTGTTATAGTTAGCTTTGATGTGTTTTGAAACCAAGAGTTGTTTTGCCACTCAGTCCCACCCCATTGAACTATATCATCAATATAACCACCAGATGTAGCACCCCAAGAACTGTTAAAACCAGTAAATTTAGAACCACTAGATGAATCAAATATTCTAACAAGGTAAGTTTGATCACTTCCAGAGCTAGCGTAAGTATGTGTAGTGTTACCTGTTAAAGTTTCAACATTAGTGTCGCCCCAATCAACTAAACATTCTCCGCTTGACATTTGCGGTTTTAATTCAAAGTCAGTTGAGCCAGAAGGAATAGTTATGTTCATTTTAAATGGAACTTGCAATACCATAACTACCTCGTTATAACATCCATCAGGATATGTACATTTAATTGTAGAACTACCTCTAAATGAACCTGGCGTTATAACACCTGTAGAAGAATTAATACTTAAACTATTAGTTGCTGTAAATACAGAACCCGCAGGAGGCGTTGTAGTAGGTGAAATAGTTGTTGCGCTTGTTGGATCTACGATATAACTTGCATAAGCAAATGGTAAAGTAGCGTCTGTAGCATTTTCTCCAATAGTCCAGCCATTAGCGACAAGTTCAGCTTCTAAAGTTCTAACTACAGAAGGAGCTTCTGTTATCTTACTTAAACCAAAATCAACAGTTAAACCGCTATTTAATGCTGTATTATGAAAACTTCTTATTAAGTTATCTACTTGACAGGTAGTTAAAGGTCCAGTTGTAGGTCCTGTAGTGCTTGTAAACCATTGTAATGGTTGAGTTAAAGCAGCCCAAGATAAACCTGATTCAGCAGTTGGATATGTTATATTAACTGTATTAGGAAAGTTTGTTTGATAAAATTTTCTATAAACATCTGTACAAGTTGAAAAATCTACATTATTTCCAAAAGTAACACTATTTACTTTACAAGATAAGAAAGCCTCTCTAGCGTTAGATATTTTAACAGAAACATTAGAAAAATCTATCTGCGGATTAGGGCTTTCAGTTTGCAATGCTTTAAATGTCTTGCTAAATAATATAGCAGTAGAAGAAAAAGTAGCTGTAGTTAAGTCAGGTACATCATAAAATCTTGCACTCTCAAAAGTGCTTGAAAGAGAGCTTATGTTAGACAAATCTATATTATTAAGATTTGGCGCTGCTCCATAATTTGAAGATAAAGCACTACCACATAGATGAAAAGCTTGAGCAAAGTTAGATGGGCTTAAGCTAGCTATAAAGGCATTAGAAAAATTATCTGAATTACTAAATTTAAAATATTTAGCAACATAAAAAGCTCTATACATACTCACATTTCCAGCTGTAGCTTCCCAAGTGCTTAATCCTATTATCCCTGATAATTCACAACTTTGAAAAGTAGTTTGCAGAGAGTTAACATTAGAAACGTTTAAATTAGTAAAATCTACTTTAGCTCCTGTATCTCCAGCTCCACTATTCATGCTCATAAAATTAGGAAATAAACTACTAGAATATGTAGACCATCCTGAACAATTTAATGTTGAATTAGTTCCTGTTAATTGAGCACTTCTAAACATGCCTGTTCCTTGAAAACCGTTTGGATTAAAAACCCAGTTAGATAAATCAGATGTAGGCTTAATTCTACAACCGTCAAAAAAGTAAGGAGTAACAGTAGCGGTACTAGTTGACATATTAAACCCTGACATCAAGAACTCACATCCGTCAGCTACAGCAGTACCTATACCAGCAAAAGCGTTATCAGCTCTACTAACTAGTTTTATATTTAAACCAGTCATATCTAACTTTTGTAGATTAACTAAATCTCTAAAAGGAGAACCTCCGTACCAACTTACACCAGATGTTAAATTCCAATTTCTTATATCAGCTTCTAATAGAGAAGTACAACCTTTAAACATCCTTATCTGATCACAAGACGCACCTGCTATAAAACTCGTTGTGCCTATGTCTGAAAGCGAAGTGCAACCGTCAAAAGCTTCTTGCATATTACTCCAAGGGTTTTGACCCCAAGATATTACTTCTCTTACAACACTTTTACCGCCTATAACAGCAAATTCATCCATGTATGTTGTATCTAATTCTTCGTTATTTATAGATACAATACCGTCTGTTGCATCAGGAGCTGTGATAGAAGCGTTATTACCTGATAGTACTTGAGTAGTTCCATTTGGCCAACTTATTCTAAAGTTACCTGCTCCAGCAGCATTTGCTTTTATAACTACAGCGTCTTGGCCTTCTACTCTAAATTGAAAGTCATAAGAACCAGCTGGTCCCCAACCTGGTCTACCCGGCCCTGGTTTATTTGATAAATATGGGATTGGCATCCCTAATCCTCCAAACATACTATATTAGTACAATGCTATTAACTCACCTGGTCCTGTTAAAGCAGTTCCTAAAGCCGTAACTTGAGTAACTAAAACAGGTAGAAAAGATCCGGCTGTAACGCCTTTAAACTGTACAGTTGATCCACCTTCCATTTTAACTGTTATATCATTTGTAACCCCAACATATAGGCAAACTCCAATATTACTGGTGTTTGGTATATCTGTTCCTAATGTATAACCGCTAGCTTGTAAGTCTAATGCATCATGAGCAAAAACTCTTGGTTCTGCATTTTGAGTGCCTTCTAATCCTCTTATTGCCATTTTATTTATTTATTTATTTTTGTAATTTTTTCAGCACCTCTAGATCCAAAGTATGCTACATATACTGTAACCAGCAACGTTTTTAATAAGTTTATCCATGATTCATCTACATCAAATTGTAAATGAAATGAATCTACAGCCATCATGAAAACCGCAGATACTGTTAAAAATACTAAAGCTAATGGTCTAGTGTTTTTACTAAGCCACGAATCTGACTTCATATCAGCTCTCCATCTACTAGATACTTCTTTTAATTCTTGAAGATCTTGTTCAATAAGTTTTAATGCTTGCTCTTTGTCAACAGCTTTAATCTTAGTATCACTTGATATAAGATTTTTTACTACACCTAATGTTCCTTGATTAGGTAACACGTCACCTAAAGCAGATAAAACTTTAGGAGCTTTACTAGCTAGAAAAGCACCTACTTTAGTTTCTTTAAATGTCTTATTTTCACTCATTTTAATTTAATTTCTTTTACCCATTTAGCGTTAGGAAATTGATAATCATTACCTGGCTTCATTATTACAGACTTACCAGAGCTTGGTATAGCTAACACAGGAAAGTCAACACCTTTCATTGTTATATTACCTCCTTCAATATAATTGACTTGTTTATTAACATCAGGACTATTTCTTAAATAACCAGTTTTAGAAAATTTCAACGATTAAATATTTTTAATTTTCCTTGAAAATCTCTAGCAAACAATCCTTTTGTTTTTCTTCCCCCTCCTTTAAATTGACCTTTTCTATTTGTAATAGTATTTTTAGAAAATGACTTACCAAGATTTATGTTTGGTTTTAATTTATCAAGATTAAAGTTAAAATCTCTTTTCTCTTTTATTTTTTTTGGTTTTTCTGGAGACATACTAGATGCCATGCCCACTTCTGGGACACCTGTTTGTATAGTTCCTAAAGATGGCATTGGAGTCTTTATAAGCTTTGCATCAATTTTATCCATTGGTATTGTTTCTTGACTCTTTTTGTCTTCTACAAATGTTTTTTCAGTAGAACCTTCTTTAAATTTATTTGCTCTAACAACGTAATCTTCAAAGCTTTCGTCTTTATCTCTATAACCTAATTCTAAAGCTCTATCATAAGCTTCCTCCATGCTTACTTTTGGTAGTTTAGACGTTCTTGGTTTTATTGTTTTAGTAGTTAAAGTTCCTTCTACACCGTCTTGAGTAGTTCTTTCTGTAGTAATAATAGGTTGATTATCTATAGGTGTAGCGCTTTCAGTAGCTGAAGAACTCATACCATACATTCTACTAGGTGATAAGGGATTTTTTCTTGAATGATCTTTACTATAACTCATTATATTTGTTTTTAATTTTCTTTTGAACTTTAGGATTAGAAGCTTCTTTTTCATGAGCTAAGTAATGTGCTCCATCTACTTTTTCACTTCTTTTAGTAGTTATAGTTTTAGAACTACCTTTAGGTTTAAAAAACATATGCTGATTATCATAGCCAAATCTACCAGTGTCATTACTATCAGGCATCATTTGATCATAATGAACTAATTCATGTGCCATAACACTTTTTAACTGTGCAGGATCAGTTATATCTTTGCTAATTCTAATAGCACCATTTTTGGTAGCTATACCTAATACACCATCTTCATCTAAAGTTCTGTATACGGGTACGTGGTTAAATTTATAAGGAGCTTCTATTTTAAATGCCATTATTTTTTCTTACACCCAAAGTTTTTAGCGTAGTTAGCCATTTTAACAACACTTTTTGAATATTTTTTAGTATTATTCATAACAGAGCTAGCAGCAGAACAAGCATCTTTAAAACCATTGTCTTTAGCCCATTTAGTAAACTTGCCTTCGTTTTTTTCTTTTATTTCTGGAAAATCTTTTTTAGCCATTACTTATTCATATTATATGGAAAGTTTTTATTAAACCATTGCTTGCGCTCATCACAACCACAACCTCCCGGTATTTTATCTGCTAATCTTTTTATACCTGTAGCAGTAGTAAATTTTTCAATTGTATCGCCTAAACCTCGTGATTTCACTACTTCATGTGTTTTAGAATCTTATGCGTTCCTGGATGCATAGATTTTTTCTTAGCAATATCTTCTTTATGTATTTGTTTTTTTGCATCGTAGATTAATTCTCTTTCGTGCATCATATCTTTATCGTACTTGTTCATTTTATAAATTTTTATACTCTTCAGTTGCATCAAAACTTGGGCAAGCTTTATTAGCAAACTCATTGTGTGAATAAATAGTAGCAAGCGGATACATCGCCATTAATGTTTTAAGGACGTGTAATAAGCTTTCTTTTTGTTCTGGTGTTCTAGTATCCTTTGGCGTTTTACCATCAGCCTCTACGCCTCCGCAATAGCAAATCCCTATCGAATTACGATTGTGCCCTTTCGTATGAGCCCCTGATTTATCTATATCTCTTCCTTTTTTAATAGTACCGTCGAGTTCTATGTAAAAATGGTAGCCTATGTCTGTCCAACCTCTACCTTCTGTATGCCATTTTTTAATAGTCTCAACAGGTATATGTTGTCCTTCTCTTGTAGCAGAGCAATGTACTATAATTTCATTTATACTTCTCATTTGTTTTTCTTATGTATTAATAACCATTTATGAATAGTATATCCTATAGTTAAAGCTAACAATAGTATTTCTAACGCAGGCTCTATCCAGTTTAAACTAGCTAAAGCAAAAGAAGATGCATTTAATAAATACAGCTTCAAGTCTTCTACACCCATTATTTTTGAGCTTCTAATGCTGGATTGCCTTTGTAGACAACGTTATCAATAACTAAACTATTAGTTATAGTGTTATCTTTAGAGGTCATAACTCTTTTTCCTATAACAGGTTTTTCTTTTTGCAAGGCAACACCTGCTGGCTTTTGTTTTTCTCCGTAAGTTGGCATAATTTTTGTTTTTATGTAAATAAAGATCCATAAGTTTCTTCTGGACCTGTAACACTTTGTATCATGTTTTGACCACTAGGATCAAATACTGGGTTTGACTGAACACTAGAGTTTTGTGCAATATTTTCTACAGGAGCTTCAGGCTGCTCGTTTGACGCTGGCGCTGTAGGACTATTATCTGCTAAAAAACCTTTACTACCTAAACCAAAGTCTGTTCCTAGCAAACCTGTAGATACGCCGCTTAAAACAGCTTGATTACCTGTTGCAAAAAGCCTACCTCCAGCTTTTGCTAACATACCTAGTTTTTTACCAAACTTTTGTGATCTAAAATCTTGTTCTTTAAAATCATCTCTAATTTGACCAAACTCTGTTCCTACATTAGAAAGTCCACTAGTAAGACCTCCAATACCACCTTTTGCTAGTGCCATTATAGCCTGCGGAGGTATAGCTCTTGCTGGTGAAATTGATTTATTTGATTTTGTCTTTGTTGGCATAATCTATTGCTTTTGTTATTACTTTGTAACTGTATCTATTACTTTTTTCTAATTTAGTTGTAGGCATGTCTTCTTCGCCTAGCATTATACGATACATTCTACTAATTAGCTGCTTGCACTTATAGGATACTTTATATATGTGATATTTTTGAGTGGTGCGGTTTCGTTTCCTCCACACTATAATCCACCCTTGTTTCAATAATCTGTTCCAGCGCCTGTTATCCCAGCTAAATGAGTACGTACCTTTTTTAAAATCATCTTTAGTAAACATATCTATAGCGTCTAAATAAATTAGTAGCTCTAGATCTGCGTCTGTTAATTCATTAGTCTTGCAAGCCCACTTCCTTATTATTCTATAATGTTTAAGTAAACCTAGTTCTTTTAAATCACCAGATGTTAATCTTCTCATAAAATAATAACTACGTCGTGTTCTTTTATAACTTTAAACTCTTCTTTTTTTATTTCAATATTAAACCCAGATGATCTATCATAATATACTTCATCACCTTTTTTTAATACCGAAACATCAGAGCCAGGTTCTACAACCTTAGCTCTTCTGTATCTTATATCTTCTCTTTGCTTTTCAGCTAGAATTAATCCACCTTTTGTTTGAACATCAACTTCCTTGATAGGTTCAATAACTATATATTTACCTACTGCTTTCATGCTCTCACATTATTGATTACACAATCAGTTGATAATATAGTTGTAGCTACTGAAGCCGCGTTAGCTAATGCGCTTTTAGTAACTAACAAAGGATCTATAATTCCGGCTTTTACCATATCCACCGTATTTCCTGTAACCACATCTAATCCTTTACCTTCTTCAAGCTTTTTTAATTCTTCAACCCCTGCATTTTTTAATATTA